GTATAAAGGCATTTCTACCTTCTGCGTCATAGCCCATAAGTCCACAGGACCCATGTCAGTTGGCTCAGCATTACCTAACATGTTCGTTAAGTGATAAGAATCAATATGGGAACTAGCTTTGTAGCTTGTATCTCTTAAGAACAAGCCGTTGTTTAAAACTGGTGTTGCCATAATTTTACTTTTTAAGTTATTTAATTAATATTTATTATTCAGGTTTATTTTTTCTTTAAAATCTTTTAAATATATTGTTAGATCTAGGAAGTGTTCTCTTTGCAGGTCTCTTAGTTTCTTTTTGAGTAGCTGCAGAACTAGACGCTTGTCTGGTTGACTGAGCTGTTTTTAACTTCCTAACTGTTTGTTCAACAGCCTTATTTGTACCTTTAGTCATTAACTGTTCTTTATATCCGTTTGGATCAGCTAGTAACCATAATGCTTCAGATACTAAATTATAATTTGGCTCAACAAACTGATACTTCTCTAACAAATGTCCAAGCAAATTTGTATTCTGTCCAGATATTGATGGATATGATGGATTAACTAAACCATTATATAACATAGATTGAGTTTTTTTATTAACCTTCATCTCTCCAATCTTTCCATCCTTCAATGTATGATATACATTTGCCATGTAATTTTCTGAAGCTTTTTGTTGTTGTTTCTGTTTCATTTCTTGTTCTTGTAACTTTCTAGCTACAACAGCCTCAGACATTTTATCTAATTTTGGTTTAAATTTAGATGCTTGTTTTTCAAGCTTTCCTAAATCCTTCCAAATTTCTATTTCTTCTTGTACTTCTTCTGCAGTACCATATCCAGTTGCAGTTAAGTATTCTCTTATAATATGCTCTTGCCCTCTCTCTGTAGACATATCTAAAGATCTTGTTTCTTCATGTTGCGCTAAAGTTGAGAATAGACCTTTAAGATCTTGACCGCCATCTGCAACATATTTAGCTGCTACTTGTAATTCTTGTGGTAAACTATCAAAGAACTGTTTAGGAGTTTCTCTTCTTACTTTATTTCCTCTCTCATCCATATTAGCCTGGATAAGTTCTTTCCAGTCTTTAGCTGAGTAATCATCTAAATCTTTATCATCATCAAAAGGAACAATTTCATCATTCTCAATCATCTTCTTAAAGACATCAGCCATTCCTTCAATTCTTTTTCTTCCTTTAGCAGTTGATTTTGTTTCTTCATCTTCTGCTAATTCTAATCCTTCATTAAGAATCTCATCAACTTCATCAGCAGATACTTTTGGTTCTGCTTTAGTTTCTTCACTTGCTTCAACTTCAGTTTTTTCTTCTGTAACAGTTTCTTCAGTTTCTTTCTCCTTTTCATTTACAGGAGCTTCATCTAAAAAAGATACGTCTACATCTGTATTACTAAATACATTTGGTTTTTTGTTTTCTTCCGGAAGTGTTATAGAATCTGCCCCTGGAGCTCCATTGAAGATCTCATCTAGGTTAATATCTACTTTTTCTACACTTGTTGTTTCCATATTTTTTTCTTCTGACATATTATTTGGTTGTTATTTGGTTTATATTATGGTTAATTACATATACAATATACTAAAGATTATTTAATAAACCTCAGAAATTTGATCTTTAAAGTTAAATTTTCAGTAGTATATAGCTATGCTTATTTTTTCTTATCCTTTTTAGAGGATTTTACATCATATTTGTTTTTATTCTCCCTTGCAATCTCAAGATTCTTATTAGCAATTTCTCTTTGTGTAGATAGTTTTTCTCTCTCAATATTCAATTTTGCTTTATCATTTGAATCTTTGACTGATACTTGCTCTCTTTTAAAGTTCATTTGCTCTCTATATTCATCTCTTTGACGTATATCTTTCATTGCATCTTGAAAATCACTAACCTTATTCTCATTAATATCTACTTGAGAACCATAACTAGCTGATCTAATTTCTGCAACTGTAATATCTTTCTGTCTATCTTTTTCATCTCTCTCAGCCTCATGCTGTCTCTGCGCTTCAGATTCTTGCTGTTGAGCTTGCAACTGTTGTTCTTGCATTTGCTGTTGTTGTTGCATCTCTTGTTGTTTCTGTTGTTGTGTCTTAGTTTCAGCATCTTTAAGTATATCAGAAACTTCAGCAATAGAATTAGACTTGATAACATTACCAAGATCATAGATTGACGCTCCAGTTGTATTATTCTGAATTGCCATTTGTTTTAATTGTTCTAGAGTTTCTCTATGATTTGTTTTAGTTGTTGCAAATACATTGAAATCTCTTAACAATAAATCTTTACCGTTCATCTGAAAATTAACTTTTTCAGCTTGGGAAGTCATATATGATAACCTAACAGAAGGATTAGTACTATGATAATACTGAGCTAAATCAGTTCTCATTTGATGTATCCTAGGCATTAGGTGATCTGAGTGTTGTGTAAAGTACATCTCAGTTTGTGAGAATGATTGGTTCATTGCTTGAGTAACCCCTGTGGCTGTTTGTTGAGCAATAGGTGAACCCATTCTCTGAGGATTAATACCAATAGATTCAAAAGCTTGTGTTTTAAAATGATTAGCTAATTGAATTCTTGACATTAATCTATTAGTTTGTTCTAAATTTAATGTTTGATAATGATTAAAGTTTACAGCATTTTCCGTATTAGTGATAGATGTATCTAAAGGCATCATACCAAAATCCTTCATTGCTACATATGCTTTTTCTAAGTTATTCTTACCCCAGTCTTCACCCATTGAATGACGTGGTAATGCATTTTGATCAAACATAATAACAGTTCCTAGCTCATCTACTAAAATATCTGCTATTTGATTATTTACCATATTATATCCTATTTGATATGGTTTCATTAAATCTACAAGTGAAGTAGATCTTGTATTTCTATCAGAGAATACTCTTCCTTCTACAGGTAGTTTACATCCATACAAAGTATTTTCACCTTTAAATTGATATTCTACTCTCCCTGGTTTCTTTTTGTTAATTCCTAAATAGATAGGATCAACATCATGATCTTCTGATCTCCAATGTTGAGGTGCGTTAGGTCCTATTTTAACACCACCCCATACTTCATTAATCCAAAACCAATCTACATGTTCTCCTTCAATAAGATTATCTTTTGTTTTCTGTTTGAATAATCTTGTATTATATATAGGTTTATGTGTTACTTCATATACCTCGTCTATTATCTCTTGTGAAAGTTCTCCTTCCTCATCAATTCTTGTAAGATGTCCGACCTTTCTTTGTGTTTTCCAATATACTGTAGTAACTCTCATCATATCAGAATCACCCCAAGCAGATATATCATCTCCTTCATTTAATATCCAGTTTACAACATCACCTTCTATAGCCGGATTATTACCATAATTACTCATTAATTTTCTATATTCTAAACCTGGAGCTTCAGTATTCCATTTATGAGATCTACTTGCATCATAGTATGATCCATCATTCTGCATACCATTTATTAAGTATTTAGAGTTTGTAGCTGGATGTATGTTTTGCATTGATCTTAATTGTTCTTCATCCATTAAAGTTCCATACTTATCAATAACATCAGCAACAGTCATCATATCACATTTACCTGCAAAGTTAGAATCAGATATATATCTTGAGTCAGGAGATTTTTGATAGAAAGTTAATACAGGATTCCATAACTCAACATCATAATCATCTTCCATCATTTTAAAGTGCCAGAATTCTCTATCACAAATAAGCATGTCTCTGAATGCTCTTTCTTCAAGCTCTTGCATTTTAAACCTTTCATCATCTACATTAAGTTGATGAGTAGCCCACTCTTCTACTAAACTTCTATAACTCTTAGAAAAGAAATCTTCAATTTCAGGAAGTGTTTTTAAGTTTTCAGGTGATAATTGTTTTTGAACCTCTTCATCATTTGGATCAGCACCCTGTTCTACTAATCTTATCATCATTTGATTATGAGCATCTGTTAGTAAAGTTTCTTCTACCATCTTTCTTTTTTGCTCAAGCATTTCATTGTAAGAAAAATCATCTACTGCTCTAAATTGAACTCTTGTATATCTTTTACTAAATTCTCCTGCTAATACATTTACAACATTAGGAATTATAGGATAGAATTTAAGTTCTAAAGCAGTCTCATCTTCTTTAGTAAGAACATCCATTAAGTCTCCATAATCATTATCCTCTTCAACAATATAGTCAGTCTTATCAATTATACCTTTTGCTAGCTTATAATTCTTTAATAATTTTCTTGCATTCATCTTAAGTTGATCCATACCTTTTAACTCTAACCAATCTAGATTCCATGCAGTCCAATCATCATCTTTATCTTTTGCTGGTATGAATTGTAATGGTTGTGTTAATGAAGCATTAACAGGATCTTTATCTACCTTTGCTCCTTTCTTAAGTTGTAGTGCGTTATATACTCTCATAATATTCTGATTCAATTATTTCCTTACATTCTTCAGTGTATAAATATACAAAGAATGTTAATGGATATGTGCAAGTTGTTGTATATTCAAACATTATTTTAAATTTTTATAAGGATTTTTCTTTACTTTGCTCTTATGTTTAATTTTTCTTCTTCCCATGTTCCTAAAGGGATTCATATTTAATTTACGGAATTTTTGTGTGTTATCCAACATTTCTAGTGACTTATCTCTCTCTTTACGTTTAATATAACCTCTATTTGCTTGTTGCATTTTAGCAAAAGCTACGAGTGCTGAGAAAGAAACTAATCTATCCACGTTTAATCCTGGAAAATATTGTAACATTTCAGTTATCAACATCTTGTCAGGTATTCTTTCTACACCATAAGTTGTTTTATATACTTCACCCTTTTCATCTGTCTCTTCTTTTATTGATTCTCTAATAAACTCAATAGCATAAGATATAAGATGATTCTTAAATAAAGTCCCTGTATTTTTCCAACCATATTCTTGGAACACATTCCTATTTGAACCTAAATCTTTTAAGAATACAATTTGTGATCTTGGTACTAAGTACTTCTGCTTTCTCTTAGAAATCATATATTGAATAAATAATGAAATGTTATTCTCTACAAGAGTCCAAGCATTATACCATTCTATTATTAATCTTAATTGTTCATGGGTTTTATTAATATCATCATATCTTCCACACCATGATGCTACAATTCTATCACCTTCAACAAAAGTTTCTAATCCTTCTGGAGTTTCTTTTGTAACCTCAACTGGATTTTTATATACAAAGATACTACACAATGAATCTGATGTAGTTGTCTTACCTTCTGACACAGGGTCAATAGATGCATAGTATGTTCCAAAATCTGGATTTTTAATAGGTCTCTCCCATACAACTAATGAACCTGTCTTATCTTCTCTTTTTTTATTAACAGGAAATTCATTTATTGGAAGTTTAGTTGACTTTTCTGCTTTGATCTTACCATGATCATCCTCTAACTTTATAAATTCATATGAGTATTCCTTATCCTCAATTCTCTTCATTTGTTTTGATAAGAAACCTTGAGGAAATATAGATTCTTTTCTATATGCAAATGCTTCTGCAATATCTATAGGTTTCTGTGATATTCTGAGTTGGTATTGTTCAGCATCAAGATCTTTCTTCCAATCATATCTTTCCTGATGAATATGCTTAAGAGCTTCATCTATTAGTGAATTACCATAGTCATCAAGATAAGGAGGCATTGACCATTGTTCTGGTATAAATAAACCAGCTATACCAATAGTACCTTTATCATCCATTAAGTCTGTTTGAACTCCTAATATTCCATTAGCTTCAGGATTTAATATCATCATCTTTAAAGGATTACAATGATCAAGATCCCCCACAGATCCTGCAGCAATAAACATACCTGTTGTCATCATACCTGAGGACATTGCAGGACGTAAATATTCATATGTCTTATCCATCTTAGGAGCAATACCAGCCTCTTCATGAAAAAAGTAAGTACAAGGTCCCCCTACTCCTGATGTTGCATTCTTTTCAAAAGATGCACCCTGTATTTTAGATCTAAGACCTTTTTGTGTTTTTCTATTATTTATTCTAACTTCAATCTTTTGTTCCCATAATAATACTTTACCAGGATTAGAAGGTCTATACCAAGCAGTATGTTCATTTAAAAAAGTCTGATACTCATCTAAAAACTTCCATGATCCTTTATCATTTATATAATCTTTAAGTGATGCTCCAATTTTACAAGCAGCTCCTTCTTCAAACCAGTAAGTATTAATTAGTTTTCCCATATGAAAATATGAGGACGCAATCTGTCTTTTCTTAAGTATTGCTACATGTTTATAATTTATCTCTGCCATTATCTCATATAATGCCATATGATATTGAGCATCTCTTACTTTTGCAAAACCAAACTTCTTTTCTTCTTTATCATAAATAGGAAGAAAATTTAACCACATATAGTAGTCTCTAGTTAAATACCAAGTTTTTTTACCACTATGATATATTACACCATTTCTACATTTATTTTTTTGATCCTCCCAGTAGGTCATAAAATCTTTTGTTCTTACCGGTTTATCACAGTAAAAACCTTGATCATTAAACCTTGTAGCTTCTTCATTAAATATAAAAGATGTTTTATCAAAGTCATATTTACCAGGTTCAATAAAAACTGACTCTATAAATTCTCTAAAATCTTCTATAGTTTCAAATTCTGTTTCGGACCATTCACCATTATTATATGTGGGTACAATCTTATACACTTACAATAATTGCTAATATATCATGTTGATCTATAAGCAAATGATCCTCACCATCATGTTTCATAATTACTGGTTTAGCATGTTCATTATATTGTACAACATCACCTTCTTGGATACCTTGTACAACTTCTCCAACTGAAACAACTGTTCCTTTATGCTTTTGAGTTTTCTGATTATCAGGAATATAAATACCTGTATCACCATATGTTTCGGCTGCCTCTACTTGTTTTACTAGGACTTTATGTCCTAATGGAATTACTTTCTCTATCATTTGTTTTGATTTTAAATTGGTTATTATAGTTGATCATATGCAAGTCCTTGCCCACCACGGACAGAACTCTTCTGTTCATCTTTCATATCATTATATGCTCCTTTGAATGACTGTCTTATTGCATCAAAATTTTTAGCTGCACTAACTAGTGAATTTATATTACCATCTCTACCATGTTCAATTGACGTGCTTTCCATGTATTTAGCTAGTTTATCTATCATAGATTTAATTCCTCTATACGCCCTAAATGTAGGAGTTTCATATAACTCTGCACATTTATCTAATGCATATCTTATTTTTGGACATTCTAATGATTCTTCCATATCAATTTCATCTAATATTATTTCCTCTTTATCTACTTCACGTACATTAAAGAAGGGATTAACATCAGGATCTGGGCATGTCATATAAAATAGATATTGATAAACTAATAAATGTGTATCAGGATATTCATCCATTATAGCTTTTAAAAATTTTAGAGTATAACAATGTTCTGTTGGTACTACTTTTCCGTTTTGTATGTCAAATAATTTTACTACCATATTATGAAAACCATTTAGCTAACTTAGTTTGAAAATCAGTAGGTGATAAAGTAGTTTCAAAATTACTTCCTTTATTCAGAATAACCATACAATTTGATGTATTAACATTTTTATTACAATGATATGCTAAATCATATCCAGCTATATCATTTATATCTATTGTAATTTCTGTATTAAATGGATAACCTGTATAATCTATATGCGTATCACCAACACCGGAATATGTCCATTGTCCACCACCATTATAACAATCACTTTCATTTAAGTATGTATTAAATGGAGTTCCAGTACTACCATCCATATCTTGACACTCATATGTACCAGTAGTGTTTCTTACACACTTATTATTTACTTTTATAAATTCTACAAATCTACTATCTTTTGCCATAATTTTTATTTTTTAGAATTATCTTTTAACCACATTATCAATGATCTAACTTCATCTTTCATATATTCTAGATCATATATTTTTATATTTTTTATTACTGGTTCTCCTTGATTATCATATTTAGTTATAGGATAACCATAAGCATCCTCACTCTCTTTTTCAAACTCAACATGCTGAATAATTAACTTACCAGGCTTTAGTTTAGGGTTATGCTTCAATATAATATACATATAAATACTCAATTGTAAGTTATAATGCATAAGATTACAGTCATCAAGATGTGATACAGGTTTATACATTTTTGTAGTTATACCCTCCCAATTTGTAAAACCTTTCTCCTTTATTTCTTTATTTGTTTTATAATCTGTAATGTTTACTCTTCCATTAACAATTGTAACTAAATCAGCTTGACCACATATAGCAGCAGATTTTAAGTATGCAAAATGTTCTGGATATACACCAGGATCTAATTTTTGCTTAGGAGCTATTTTAACACCCTTAGAATCAACTATAGGTCTTATTATAGGTACAACTACTCCTTCACGTTCTATAGTCTTAAAATCAAGCATCCCTTCTTCTCTTTGATCATGATACCAGTTACCTAATTTAATAGCTCTAGCTGTTTCTTTATCCCATATTTCAATAACTTCTTTTGGTTTAAGACCATACCACTTTGAACGTTTATTCTTACAAGTTTTTTTTGCAACAGCATCTCTATCAAATTTAGGTTTAAATTTACTAATAAATGATGTTACACTAGTCCAAGTTATATTATCTTTTTCTAGATTTTCATCAATACTTTCATAAGTGTGTCCATTTTCTTTAAAAATTACAGCCATTTTTTATTTATTTTGGTTTGCTATTACATTATCTACCATTGGATTTCTTCTTAATAACCATAAATTACATATATATTTATCATTACTGATAGGCATTTTACCTCTATGTAAATACATCCAATTTGATGGAAACATTACTAAACTACCTTTTGTAGGTTTAGTTTCTACGTCTTGATAATAGAAACCTGTTTCACCTCCTTCTTTTACGTCATTGAGATAAAACATGAGAACTAATGTCCTAGCATTAGTTTTCCAACCATTTGAACCATTATCTATATGCCAATCAAAAAAACCTTCTTCTTTAAAGTATTTTTTACATATTATACTTTCTGGATCTATAACTGTTCTTTTATGCAACTCTTCCATTAATGCTTCCTCAGGATATCCAGCTAAGGTCATACCTCCTGCTACAACAGGATGTTCTCTATTATATTTTAGTAATCCTTGTGTAACACTATTACGTATTGCTGGTATTATTTCTTTACTTACTTTAGGATCAATAGTCTCTAAGTCTAAAAGATTAAGATCAGTTGATATTTTAAATCTATTATCAACACCTTTAGAAGTTGTACCCTCCCATGTTAATTCTTCATGTTCATTTATCATTTTAATGATATAATCACATACATCATCTGATAAGGAATTCTTATATATTTTTATAAAATTCCCCACTACTTATCACCTTTATAATAACCATGTTTTTCTAATCTATCTGAAATCATTTTCTCAGTTTCAAAGTTCTTAACAACTTTATCCCATCTTTTTGCTGAACCATTAAGTGGACAGTCAGAAGATAATGATCTTAATTTGAAATCTAAAGCACATCCACATTCTCCACAACAAGGTTGAGTTCCTTTTACGGCACATTGATCACCTTTAGTATCTAAGAATGGGCAAGTCTTACATTGTTGCCATCTATAATCTGCAATCTGTTCTATATGTTCTTGTTTAAAAACATTATTTTTTATACCCTCAGCTATTTGACCTATATTACCTAGACCTTTTAATAATTTATTTATTTTCATTTTTCCATTGATTTTTATTTTCTATTTCCTCTGATATTCTATCAGAAGCTTTAACCATCTTATTCAACTTCTCTTTTAATGGTACTGATTTCTCATATCCTGTATATGTCATCTTCTCAAGATTACCTAACATATCTTTGTGTCTCCTTATTGCTCTATCTAATCTCCCCTTCCTTGTTATGAAGGTTCCTAAATTATCTAACCTTATCCTAGTATACTCTAGACTCTCTAAGTTTTTTCTAACATCATTATAAAAAAATCTTATTAAGTCATCAACTAAATCAGGATGAACCT